GTATCACCACGGATACTATGTTGGCAAGTACATCTATTGTAATCATCGTGTTGTGGCTCCAATCTTCATAGAGAAGAAGTCGATGTTTACGGATATTGAGGTTGATCCATTCAATCCCACCGTGGGTAGAAGAGAACCAACAGGTGCTTGTGCGGATGTGAATGTAGTGATGAATGTGTCATCCGCATACATTCCCCATGTGTTGGCAGCAAGTTTGGTCATCTCAACCTTATGATAGTTGCTGTTTGATGTCCAAGCAGTCACGGGAGTGGTTCCTGATGGAACGCTGTTGAACGCATCTGCCTTCCATTCAGATGAACCTGCTGCTTTACGGAAACCGATGAACTTGGTTGGAGATACTGGTGTATCCGCTAATCCGATATAGCGAGTTGATGTGGTGTCCGCCTGATTGTCTCTGAATATCCAACAGACATAGTTGATGTCATCGGTGTGTGCTACACCCGCAACTGACGATGTACCGAGATACATGACACCTGTGGTGGATGAACGATTGAGCGAGAAAACTCCTGGTCTTCCCGATGGAGCATCAATACCGCTGACGGTACATCCCGAGAACTGCCATCCAAGCAAACCAACTTCACCTGTCTCGTTCACATTACAAATGAAGTCATCACGAAGAGTCGTGGCAGAGTTTGGATTGGCATCAAAGTCATTCCAGTCAGAGATATCAGCAGAACTCAATCCGATGATGTTTGCTGAAGTGAGATCAAGTGTTCCTGAAATGGTTGTTGCTATGGACAGGGATGTGGAATAAGTTGATTGTAGACCACCTGTGGTAACAATTGTGCTACCTGTGAATGTATTGGTTCCTGTAAATGTCTGATTATCAGCAAGAGAGATCTTGTCATCCAAGGCTGTCTGTAGTCCAACCACATCTGAAATTGGATGGGAGTGGGATACAGATGCTTTACCAGCAAGGTCAGAAACAAGATTGGCTACATCCGCTTGGAAGTGGGTGTGTCCTACATCTGTTTTGTTTGATAGATCAGATACAAGACCCGTGATGTCTGACTGTGGGTGAGTGTGTCCTGCAAGTGATTTACCGTCCAAAGCGGTCTGTAGACCCGTTACATCGGCAATAGCGTGGGTATGGACGAGAGGTGCTTTATTGCTCAAGTCCGTTACAAGACCTGAAATATCTGATTGGACATGGGTGTGTCCAACATCACTCTTGTCAAGGAGTTGAGTATTGATTGATGCAATTGTGGTATCAAGATTGATGACATCTGATGTGTTGATGCCGTCAATATTTGAAGTAAAGGTCACGGGACCGCTGAAGATATTGCTTCCTGTAAAGGTCTGTGATGCGTTCAGGTAGGCAAGGTTGGCGATGGTTCCCGCAGGAGCGACATTCCTCCAAAGCCCTGTAACGCCATCGTAGGTCAGCAGTTGACCATCTGATGGTGTGTTGATAAGGACATCGTGGATTTCACCAAGTTCGTATCCATTTTGAACCTGAACATAGACCGATCCGATTCCTCCTCCTGCCTTCTTGACCAAGTATCCAACGAATACAGAATGGTCAGGTGATACAGGATATTCGGTTTGGAAGCCACCATCGTCACCCAACCATAGAAGTGAACCTTCTCCACCTGTTACGGTGTTAGTTACGATTCCCTGTAGGAATCCTTGAGTGACAACATATCCGTTAGTGTTGTTGTCAATATCCTCATACACCCATCCGAGTGTTCTTGATGCTGTTGGTTCAGTTGACTTGTCAGCAAGTGCTACGGTGAGGTCTGAAGATCCGTGACCACCATTCACATAAACGATCTTTCCTTTGGCAAGTGTTGAACCTGTGTTGTTCCAAATGCGCTTGAGTATTCTTTCAGCGTTTTCGTCTCCAACTACAGTCACGGTTCCCGATGTGGAAAGGGATTGAATGATTTCTAAATTGACTATATCCCCTGCGTTCACCGTAAGCGATTTGACTTCAGGTTGAACAAGGTCAAGTTGTATTGGATTTGTTGGAGCGATTGTTATATTCATCGGGTGACCTCTGCGATCACGGTAAATGATCCATAAAGCCAAGTTTGAATATTGCCGCTGTCATCAGATTGGAAATCGTAAGCGTAGATTGTTGATGCGCTGAAAGTTGCCATAGTCGCTGCGTTGATAGCAGCAATTACAAGTGTTTTATTTTCAGCAACATCGTAGATCTTCGTCATGGCAGCATCAAGAACTGTAACGAACGCAGAACCCGATGAGGGGGATGTGCGGACTTGGAATTCAAGTGTTTTACCTGTTTGATCTCCGTCGATGTAGAACGATAGGGTGAAAGTATCTCCCTGATATGTTTTGATATCGTATTTTGCTGGTTGTGACATTAGGCACACGCTCCTGAAATTGCTTGTGTATTGATAATCAGATAGAACACTTCACCTGTTTCGTAATTACGCATGGCTCTACAAAGAACGGGTGTATCGTCTGGAATTCTTACTGGTTCGGGACCAGCAGGAAGGACTCCTGTGTCTACACCATATGCCACATAGGTGGATATGACATTCCCTAATTCTGATATTGAAAATGCGTAATATGTTGGTGTGGGTTCAGATGTAGCAGCATCAAGTTGTCTGTAATCAGTTGATGGCAGATTTCCAAGTCCAGCCCAAATCATCTTTGCAGGGGATACTTCATATCTCCAAATGTATTTCGAATTGGCTTCATCGGGGTCTGGATCCATTACCAGAGTTGCATCAACAACTTTTGCAAATAGGAAAGGATCGTCCTTATAGGGACTTTTACGCCGATACGGTTCTCTTTTTCTGTAGTTGTCATCGGCGTTTCGCATCAGGGAACCCAATACCCCTTCATGGCAAGTGCTTTACGATCAGCATCTGCTGCGCTCATGAAATCAGCCGTAGTGTATGCGAACATCTTATTGAAATCTTCTTCATCACGCTCTACTCTTGTCCAACGAATATCGTCAAGTTCAAGACCATCGTTCTTGGTTTTAGGTTCACCATCAGGTTCAATTTGAGGAACTTGATCGTGATCGTAATACTTGTCCCAAACGATGTCGATTGTAATTTCGTAGAATTCGCCTTCAAGTTTATTTATGGCAAATGTTTCTGCTATACAGGAACGAACAGGGAATCCCATGAACGATGGATCTGTTGCATTAGAAGAGAAATGTCTCTTACCCATGAACAGAGAAAGTTCAATAATAGCATCACTTATAGGAAGGTCTTCGCTGTCCATGACAAGACGAACACGCATTCTTGCTTGTGGAACAATTGAATCAAAGGGTTCTCTTGTTCCCAAAATGGCTGTATCGCCACCAATATCAGCAGCGGATTGGTCAAGCGCAGCAGGAGGACCATCAACCCAGTTTCTACGGAACAAACCAATTGGTCTTGAAGCAGATGCACACTCTACTGTGGTTGGCAGTTGGAGTCCTGTATTTGCAGTTCCTGGTCTTTTCTGATAGTAGGTTGAGAAGCGATATACAGCCTGAATGTTACCGTCATGGAGCGTAGTAAAGATATGGCTACGGCATCTTGCTTTCTTTTGCCAACTGGATGCGTTCACATAGTTGACATTATTCCATGAAGAGTAGTATTCTCCAATATCAGGAGCAGCATTCTCTGCTTGTAGAGTACTCCAGTCAGAACCTTCAGGACGAATAATTTGTGCTTCTACTGGAGCCAAGATCCATGTTTCAATTATCTCATTAGGCTCTCCAACATCTCCTGTATTGACTTGTTGGTTGATGAGATAACAATAGAAATTGGTTGTTGTCTTGAGTGGTGTTGCCATTAGTTTGCGCTCCTTCTTGTGTTGCCAAAGATGATGTTTCTTGCTCTGACCGCTCCTTCAAGGTTTGGTTGAATACCACCACCAAGAACAGCACCAACAAGTTCCGCAGTTCTACTGAACACAGTTCCAACACCTTCAATTGTTTTGCTCATGTATCCTCCTGCTTCCTTTTCTCTGAACCACATCTTGTCCATCCAACCAATTTGATCAGATTTGTCATATCCCCTTGCTGCTTTTCTTGCAATATTGAAGTAGGGAGTTCCTCTCAACTGATCATAGGATGACATTCTTTGTGCTTGTCTTTGTCGGAAATTGGCAGCAGCACCACCGACAATAGCAGCAGCACCTATACCCATACCAGCAATTCCAAGGGGAGAACCCACTCCTGCGGCAATACGACCAGCAGCGAATTCAGGAACACCAAGTCGTCCAAGCATATACTTGGCTGCACCTTGCATCTGTCCACCCGCTTGCTGTATAAATCTACGACGCTGTCCACGACGGACTGCTCGGGTCAATCTTTGTTCACGATCATGAAGATATGTTGATTTTTCAAGATCTTTTTCTGCTTCTCTTTCTATACTTCCAAGGTCAGATTCAGAGAGATTACCTATTTTGAATTGATCTCGTCCTCTTGAAAGAAGTTCTTGAGAACGCATAGATCGGAGAGTTGCATCTTGGGCTATCTTTGATCTTACACCGAATCTATGGAACAACGCTTGCTGATGTCTCTCCATCGGTGTCTTTGCATTACCTAATGCTCTTTCAAGTGCAGATGGACGAGCAAATCTACCACCCAAAATACCCGCTGTGGCAGCAGTAAGGACTCCACCACCACTACCACCCTGTCCAATACCAGTAGAGTTTCTACCACCCGTTCCGAATCCACTACCGACTCCACCCGCTCCTCCACGAAGACGGCGTTGAACATTACTGATACCCCTGTCAACACCTGATGTGTCAACTGTAAGTGGAATTACGATTGGTGATGTTTTACCCATTTGCGCTCCTCAAGTTCTTTACAGCGTCTTCTACTGTTGCTTTGATAATGGTTTCCGCAAAGGGAACAACTGCTCTATAGCCCTTGTCGATATATTCTGTTTTGTAAATTACAGGACCACCCTGACCTCTCAACCCTTTACGCCAACCCTTGCCTTGTCTACCAGTAGGCTTTCCTTTAGGATAGGGTCGCCATCCTTGATTGTAGCCGAATGCTCTCACATAGAATTTGTAATCCGTTTCAGGAACGGTCTTACCACGAAGGACACCCGCACCCATCCAAATCGTCTTACCACGCTTATATGTCCTTACAGTCGTTTTGATTGCTCTACGCATCAGCGGGTCATCCCACAACACATTAGCCTTCTGCACCTGTGTAATGGCTTTACCGACTTGACGAAGTGCTTGACGAACCAACTTCCTTTGAATTCGTATGTTCAAACCTTTGAGTTCAGATTGGACCTTCTTGACTGTATTTTGGTCTATTGGAAAATCTGGCACGGATATCCTCCCAATCTGTCCTGTTGGGATCTAAATTCAACCACACAACGGACAGTTCATGGGGTTGTGCGTTCATGTAAGGTTTCGCAGACAGTAGAACGCTTACTGCTGCGTTGGAGAGTTTCCCCCTTCACCGTAGAGTTTTTCAATCTCAAGTGAAATCATTTCAACGAGTTGGAGATCTGATTGGAATACTTGTTCGATAGATGTAAACACCTTATCGCCATTCTCTTCCAATAGATGGTTGTAAACCAACCAACAAGTGAAATTATTAGGGGTATTCTTCAATACTTCCTGCGCTTCTGCGAGGTCAGCAACCGATGGACGGCGTATCTGACACTTGAAATCGCCTATGACGCAAGCAACATTCTTGAGTGCTAATGCGTCTCTCAAACTCATGCTTCATTCACTCCTGTGTAGGCTTGTGTTCCGTTGATGGTGATTGGACCATTTACCTGAAGAGTAACGGAAGCACGCATGATGTCTTGGTTCGATCCAACGACATCCATACCGACTACTCTTGCAGTCCCCGAGATGGCATCACCGCTCTCCATAGTAAATGAAAACGCAGCGGTTCCACCTGTGAGAAGTGAACCTGTCAGTTGGACATGCTGTGCTTTACTGTAGTAGATGTCAAGGCTGATAGAAGTTGTCATCATACCAGCAATAAAGTAAGCGTTTGCTGAACCTACTTGGGTGATTTCAAGAGGAGGTGCGGACATGGAAATGGACATGGAACCAATACCGTCCAATTGAACGGAATTGAATGTGATTGACGATAGGTCTGTTGAAATTGCGGGCATAGTTTTATCCTTGATAGTAGATGTCTGCGGTGGTTGTGCAGATGAAGGGATTAGTTTCTTCGCCTAATGACGCTTCGGGTTCTTGAAGAATGGAATTCATATTCACAATCGCACAGAATTCAATACTGTTGTATGTGCCAGTATCCAACTGGACTTCTACTAATTCAGCGATACTCTGTGCTTCTTCACCTGTGTCTGCTACTGAATTGATTGTAATCTTACACTTCTTCAGGGGTGAAGAACCTGTGGTGATTGTCTCATTATCCGTGATAAGATATACAACTGCTGGCAATTCACCGAACTCATTACGGGTTCCATAGGTGATTCTATCAGCAGGAACTGTGGGTGCGATGTCATCTATCATCGACCTGACTGCTTGTGGCAAACTCATCGGATTTCCTCCACATCAATAATTGCCAACCTATCCCGATTGGCTTCATTACGAATTCCTCTGATGTTGAAGGTCATACCGTCAATTTCAAGACGATCTGTCTCAAGCAATCCCTCATCCTCAACAGCCTGCCATCTCGCTCTGACTTCATATTGTCGAGTAGCAGCAACACCCATACCGTAAGATGTTTCAAATGCACCTACATCACGCAGATCGCATCTAAAGGTTCCAACTGTGGTTGTGAAGTTCTTTTCCTTCTTACCGAGATTGTCGGTTCCGTTCTCACGCTTGATGGTTGCTGTAAATCGTAGTAGTCCTGCTGATATCAAGATACAGTTCCTTTCTCACGGAGGTTCTCAAGCACAAATTGGGCTGACATGGGAACTGTCTGTAGCGATGCAACTGAATTGGCTTCAGGGGAGTTATACCAAGCACCTGTGAGAGCAATTAGAAGTTGTTCAATTTGTGGAGGAACAGAAGCATATCCTGCCGTGTAATTGATTTGAATTTCTGTATTATCCTTGATGGATGGGAGTTCAGCGAAGTTGATGTATATGGTTGGTTCCTCTGAACGAACGAGGAAGTAATCCGTTGATGGCATGGTTGTTACCACACCTGATGTATTTGTATATCTTACGCTGTCGATAGACACAAATGGCGAGTGAACGAGACGGGTCTTCATCCAATAAGAGCAATATTGTGTCTTCTTTTTGCTGTCAAGGAGAATACCCGTATAGGACTCTACAAAATCGGTAGCAGCATCAAGAATGCGTTGTAGTTCCGCATCATCGGCAGTATAGTCGATCTTGAGTGCTTTCTTTATTGTTGCAAGTGTTACTGGCATTATAGCCTCCTTGGGGAAAACGCCGATGGGGGTTGCCCCCCACCGACGCAGAAAGGAAAGAAGAAATCAGATGGTGAGATTAGCGAACGCAGCACCGTTGGTAAGCACACCGTAAGTGCGGTGCGAAACAACGAGACGGTTCATGAGCGAAGTG